GAGTCCGACTCCCGCCGGATCGTTGACGCATGGCGTCGCGCTAATCCGTGGGCGGTGCGCTACTGGGGCAAGCTCGAGGAGGCGTACACGCGTGCGCTACGCAACCCAGGGCGTGAGTTCCCAGTCGGGCGCATCACCTACATGTACGACGGTCAGCACCTGTGGTACGCGCTGCCAAGCGGGCGCATCCTATGCTATCCATTTGCTAAGTTTGAGGGCGACGAGATCACCTACGTCAAGGCGGCATGGAAGCCTGCAGCGGATGCGAAGGAATGGCCGAGAGCGCGCTTGTGGCGGGGGCTGGCCTGTGAGAACATAACGCAGGCAATCGCGCACGACTTGCTGCGGCATTCTTTACGCCAACTTCCCGAAACAGTCCTACATGTTCACGATGAGATCGTCCTCGAGGCCGCTGACCCTGAAGCATCCAAGCAGCGGCTAGTCGAGGTCATGTGTACGGCGCCTGCATGGGCGCAAGGGTTGCCCTTGAAGGCAGGCGTTAAAGTAATGGAGCGGTACGGAAAATAAAAAAGCCGCCTGGCAGGGCGGCTCAACCAAATGGAGGGGTCACTTGGAATTTCTTGATTATATACAAAATCTAGCGCCTGAAGGCGAGACGGCGCTGATTGTGCGCCAAAAGCCACAACTAAAAGACGGTGAGCTGCAGTTCCACGCCGATGGTGCGATCAAATGCACATGGCCTGCTGCGCTACCCGACGCCCGCAAGATCAAGCCCGATCAGGCATGGTATGGCAACACGGCGTCGTTTATCGTCGAGCGGTTCGTTGACGGTAAGCCGGGCGCGTCTGCCGCTAACTGCGAGTACGTCCTCGTGATGGTGCTGGACGACGTAGGCGACCCGATTAAGGCGCCGAAGACACCGCAGCTGCCGCCGACATGGATTATCGAGACGTCCGCCGGATCGTTTCAGTGGGGCTACGCCTTCTCAGATCAGCCAACGAAGGCCGAGTATGCCGCGGCTATTCGCGCGATCGCTGACGCGGGCTATACCGACCCGGGCGCCTGCAATGCCGTGCGCAACTTCCGGCTGCCGGGGTCGATCAATCTGAAGCCTAATCGCGACCGCTTTGCTGCGCAGTTAGTCGAGTTCCACCCGACGCGCGAGTACACCCTCGAGGCGATCTGCGACGCGCTTGGCGTGACACCTGCGCCTGCCGAGTCACTCGGCGTGCGTCCGATCCGCTTGTCGGATGATGGGGCTGACGACGTGATGGCGTGGCTCTCGGGTCAGGGGCTGCTGCTGTCGCTACCGAACCCTGCAGGATGGGCGGGCGTCATCTGCCCGAACAGTGCCGAGCATACCGATGGCAACCCGGAAGGGCGCTATAGCCCGGCTACGCGCTCGTACTGCTGCTTGCACTCGCACTGCATCGACTTAGACTCCAACGTGTTCTTGGATTGGGTGGCGGCCAACGGCGGCCCCAAGCACGCGCCAGGGCTGCGGGATGAGCTACTGGCGCAGACGATGAGCCACACCTTGTCGCAGCTGACGCCGACCGAAGCGTTCCCCGACGCTGCAGCGCAAGTCATCGCCGATGTCGAGAAAAAGCAGCGCGACCGAGTCGAGAAGGCCGACTGGTACACCCGCTACGCCTACATCGAGTCCGAGGATGCGTACTTTGACCTGCACGACCGCCGCGAGATCGCGCGCGGTACCTTCAATGCGCTCTACCGGCATGTGACCTGTTTCTCGATTCACCCGAGTAAGACCAAACGCCGCATCGAGGCGTCCGTTTGTTTTGATGAGAACCGCCAGAAGCTGGGCGCGTTGACTTTGGCCGGAATCACGTACGCGGCAGGCGAGAGCGTTCAGGTGGCGCGGGAGGGGCAGGTGTACGGTAACCGCTGGATTGATCATCGGCCGGTGGCCACGACCGGTAACCCGCGCGTCTGGCTCGAGCATGTCGAGCGGATGATCCCGGACGTGTCCGAGCGCGAGCATGTGCTGAACGTGATGGCCTACAAGCTGCAGAACCCGAACAAAAAGATCAATCACGCGGTGCTGCATATCGGTAACCCGGGCTCCGGCAAAGATACTCTCTGGCAACCGCTGTTATGGGGCATCGGTGGCGAGTCGCTCGCGAACGTGTCGATCGTGCGTAACGAAGAAATCATGAGCCAATGGGGCTACGCGCTTGAGTCCGAGGTAATGGTGTTCGAAGAATTGCGCCAAGCGGAAGCAAAAGATCGACGCGCGCTCGAGAACCATCTAAAGCCGATCATTGCAGCGCCGCCCGAGTTCCTGCAGGTGAACCGCAAGGGGCTGCATCCGTACCAAGCATTGAACCGCATTTTCGTTCTAGCGTTCTCGAATGAGCGCGTGCCGCTTAGCCTGCCCTCGGACGATCGGCGCTGGTTTGTGACCTACTCAGACGCGCCGAGAATGGCCGAGCGTGACGCGCAGGCGATATGGGACTGGTACAAGGCGGGCGGGCTTGCCACGGCCGCAGGATGGCTGTATGCGCGTGACGTGTCGCGGTTCAATCCTGGGGCCGCGCCGCCGTTGACCGAAGCGAAAATGATTATGGTCGAACAGGGCCGCTCGACTGCCGAGTCCTACTTGGTCGATATGATGCGGGCGCGTCTGGGTGAGTTCTCGACAGGGGTTGTAGCGAGCCCGTTCTACGCGCTCTGTGAGCGTATTGTGCACGGTGCACCTTCTGGGGTGAAGATACCGCAAGCGGCGCTCCTACACGCGCTCAAAGAGGCGGGTTGGGTCGACATGGGGCGCTTGAAGTCGCGCGAGTATGATGTCAAGAAGCATGTCTTCTGCGCGCCTGAGCTCGCCGACACGCCGAAATCGGAGCTCAGGCGCATGGTCGAACAAGTGCCTGCGCCTGCAGCGGTTCGCTTGGTCAAGTAAAGAAAAAGCCCGCCGAAAGGCGGGCCGAAGGGTGGAACACGCGGGAGAGTGGCGCGCGCTATAAACCTAGCACGATTGCAAGCGCGGCCGCAAGTAATAAACCTAACAGCGCAAACATTAGCGGCCCTCCGATAGATAATCGGCCGCTTCCGTTTCCAAGCGCTTGATTGTCGATTCACTCAGATAATCCGCGATATCGGCGTAATGCTCGGCAACATGCGCATGGACTAGCCAAGCGGTAGCCGGTAGCCCGACACTAGGATCGGCGGGCTCATAATCGACCCAGATAGACCACCAGGTATCATCTAGCAGTACGTCGACGCGCTCGAGGTAGTGCGGATAGGGCCGCTCAGCGCCTGCTATTGCAGTGGCATTAGTCATCATTGAAAACCTCGCATAGTGGAATTGTCGGGTCATACTGCGCGGCCGTGTCAGTGCTGGCACCAGCGTATTGAACCGCCTGCAAATTGTTCAAATTGTCGAACCGCTTGATATATTCGGCCGTTGATACCGCTGGGGTCCAAAGCGGAAATTTTCGGATATCTTTTAGCTTTTTCGGCCGATAGGGTTTGCGGGCCGCTTTGGCTAATTCGAGCGGATCCCGATCAAATTTCACTTTATAAGTAGTGCTGTCGATAATTATCGTTTGCATAATTCGACCTCCAAAGTTACCAGCGCGCAGCGCCGTATGTTTCAATTGTAGGAATTAGGCGCGCCGGTGTTAGCACGCGCCGAGTGATATACCGGCCATTGGCCGGCGGATAATCAAGCCACCGAATAACGCGGTTTTCGTCATCCAATAGCCCGTATTGCAAACGGCCGCGGCCGCTCATATCGTGCAACATCCGCAGCATGGCGCGTCGATACACCGGCCGCGCGCGTTGCGGTAATAATCGCGCGGGCCATGCTCGCCGATCAGCGTCACGGTATCGACTCGGGCCGCTTTGCGCTCCAATAGCACTGTGCGGCCGCGTTGCCATTGGATAACATCCCCGGGCAATATGCGCGCGCCGGTGGCCGCGCAGAATCCGTCATATTTAGCCGTGATCGTTTTCATATTAGGCCGCCTTTTTCATGAAAAATACTTTTTCCGCTTTTTTGGCGCCGGATCCGTGAGCCAAAAAGCCGATAATCGTCGGCCGATCCGAGCGCGCGCACAATTGACAATCGGCGCATGAAACGTCGTCACGCAGCTGCGCGGGACACGTGACGACCAGGCGGCCGGCCGGCGTGCGGTTTTTAGCGCCGGCGTCGATCGGTAGAATTGTGACGACGGGGCCGGCGCCGGTATCAGCGAGCGCGTCGGCGTGCGTCAAATCATTGGCCGATAGATTGATAGTAAAGCCGGCCGCATTGGCCGCTTTGATCTGCGCCAGATTGTCGACTGTCGCCGGCTTGTGCGTATAAGTAAAGCCACGGCGGCCGGCGTTGGCGTTGACTAGCATTGTGAGCGCGGCCGGATTAATCGAATTGTCAAGGCCTGGTAAATCTCCGGCTTGATTGTGGCGCCACAATTGGCCGGCCGGTAGCGCGGCGATAGCGTCGCAGAAGCTTTGCCAATCTAGGCCGCGCTCGCCGGCCGTCACTGCGCGCCAATGCAATGCAAGCGGGCCGCCGTCGGCATAACACCCGCCGCTTTTGAGCGGGCACGCGCTCGGACACGATAGGGCCGACGTCGTCGAAACGGGTATCGGGCCGGTTTTTACGTTATTTGATTTCAGCGTTAAATGTACGGTTTTCATGGTCGGATCCCCTAGTACAGGTTTTTAGAATGACATCAAAACGAAAAGAAACGCCCATAGATACAGAAAAACGAGCGTGCCTAATAGAATCTCAAGAATTGTCTGTTTCATGATGTTCCCCTTAGTTGAATGACAGGCCAGACATGCGGAAGCACGCGCCGGATTCGGTTTCGACGTCAATAGTGCCGAATTTGTGTACAGCTAATACAGTGACAGTCTGCAGGCGGCCGTAAACGTGGAGTTTGATTTTCTGGCCAACGATAGGTTTAGTCATTTTTTTCCCCTAATGATGGCCGGCTTTCGCCGGCCGTTTGATTTAGATTGTTCCTGCGTCAATATTGTCATGGCCGAACATTTCGCGAGCTAATTCGGCAGCGATATCGACGCCCTCGCAAATCATCAAATCAGTCCATACAGGCGATTCGCCGTGTCCAAGTGTATCGACGACTAAATCAGTCACTTCGATCGCCTTGCCTGTATTCAAATCTTTTATGCAAAATCTCATTTTCTGCCCCTCTGCCTAAAAATTAATCAGTCAATCTGTAAAACATTTCTTTGCCGCTGAAAGAATCATAGCAAACTAATGAAAAATGTCAAGGAATCTTTTACACTTTTTTCGGCTTTTTGTGGACATCGTGTGGACTATGTGTGGACTATGAAAATCGGCGCGGTTGTCCACGTGGGAATCGAGGCGCTGTGCGGCTTTTGGCTATTTGTGGACAATGTGGACAATAATTTTTAAGGGATGTTGGGGTGTTAAAATAGTTATCATACTGCTAATAGATTATACGGCCACGTGTGCGCTCTCGCACGCGCCGCGATTTTTTTTGCCTCTGTAGATTGTCCACATTGTCCACATAGCATTATGGCAACATTTTGTCCGGCAAAAAGTTATCCACAGATTCGGTTCCTTTTTGCTAACACTTTTACGTCCGCGCGGCCACCGGTTCGTGTGGACAATCTGCGTGACCCACACCCATAACCCTTCAAAAAATATGTTTTCGTGAAACATATGCCTGCTATGTTTCACGCCTGGCTAATAGCTTGATCCTATTTGACATAATGCGTTAACTTTTTGGCAACCAGCTCGAGGCAGGGGGGTGGGGGCCCGCGGCCGGCCGGTCACGTCCACGGAGGTGTTGCACAAAATTTTTTATTTTTTTAAAAAATCCATTACCATGCCGCCATGGGCATACATTCGTTACCGCTGACGGTTCGTAAACTAGAGGCCACGGAGTCGCGCCTACAGTCCATCTACGACGCAGCTAAGCTCGGACTGAAGGGCGACACACTGGCGTTAGCTGCAGGCATGTTGCCGCAGGAGTACCGGCACCTCTGCGAGATGGATCCGGTGGCGACGATGGCGGAGCAGAAGGGACGCGCTGACGGCGAGTTGGAGGCGTCTGCGCTGCTGCACGACGCCGCCCGTAATGGCGACGCCAAGGCGGCGCTAGCGATCCTGCAGCACGCCCACGGTTGGACGGCGCGTCAGGAGATCAGCGTCGACGTCACGAACAAGATCAGTATCACCCAGGCGCTGCAACAGGCGCAGTCCCGCGTCATCGACGGGCTGATTACGGAACAGAAACCCGACCGACTACCTACTAAGATGACACATGGCGCAACAGCCGATCTATGACGCCGAGGGCGAACAGCTCTTAATGACACGACTGTGGGCGCCACAGCTCGCAGATGATCCCGAGGCGTTCGTGTTGTTCGCCTTCCCGTGGGGGCAACCCAACACACCGCTCGCTAAGTTCAAAGGCCCGCGCACCTGGCAGCGCAAGATACTGCGCAGGATCGCCACGCACATTAAGACGAACAAAGGGCAGGTCGACATGGACGCCCTGCGCACGGCGGTTGCGTCCGGGCGAGGCATCGGTAAGTCGGCGCTGGTCAGTTGGCTAGTCTTGTGGATGCTGTCGACCCGCATTGGCTCCTCCGTCATCGTGTCAGCCAACAGTGAAGCGCAGCTCCGGTCGGTCACATGGGGTGAGTTGACTAAGTGGCAAGCGATGATCATCAACAGCCACTGGTGGGAGATCAGCGCAACCAAGCTGATCCCGGCGAAGTGGCTGACTGAGCTGGTCGAGCGTGACTTGAAGAAGGGCACGCGCTACTGGGCAGCCGAGGGTAAGCTGTGGTCGGAAGAGAATCCGGACAGCTACGCCGGTGTTCACAACCACGACGGCATGATGCTGATCTTTGATGAGGCGTCTGGTATCCCGGACGGCATCTGGTCGGTCGGTGCGGGCTTCTTTACGGAACCGATCCTAGACCGGTACTGGTTCGCGTTCTCTAACCCCCGGCGTAATCAAGGCTACTTCTACGAGTGCTTCAACGCTAAGCGGGCGTTCTGGCACACGGAGAACATTGACTCCAGAACGGTTGAGGACACGGACAAGCAAATCTATGAGCAGATCATTGCGGAATATGGCGAGGATTCGCCACAGGCTCGGGTTGAGGTCTACGGTGAATTCCCTTCGGCTGGCGAAGATCAGTTTATTGGTGCGTCTGCTGTCGACGATGCCGCCAGTCGGCCACGTTACAAGGACGCGACGGCGCCAATTGTTGTCGGCGTTGACCCAGCTCGAGGCGGCGCGGACGCAACGGTGATCGTGGTCAGGCAAGGCCGCGACCTGATCGCGATCAAGCGGTACCACGGCGAGGATACGATGACAACAGTCGGTCGGGTGATCGATGCGATTGAAGAGTACCGGCCAGCACTGACGGTGATTGACGAAGGTGGTCTGGGCTACGGCATACTTGACAGGTTGAAGGAACAGCGATACAAGGTTCGCGGAGTGAACTTCGGATGGAAGTCCAGCAAACCGGTCATGTGGGGCAACAAGCGCGCCGAAATGTGGGGGTTGATGAAGGACTGGCTACGAACGGCCAGCATCCCGAACGATCGGCAACTGAAGGCGGACTTGACAGGCCCGATGAAAAAGCCTGACTCGTCGGGGACGATCTATCTGGAAGGTAAGAAAGAGATGAAGTCGCGCGGGCTGGCCTCACCAGACGCGGCGGATGCACTAGCGGTGACGTTCGCGTTTCCGGTGGCCAGCCGTGAATCAGGCGTAGAACGTGCAGCGCGAGCGGCCCCGCGCATGTATCAGCAGACAGCGGTTGCAACTGGCTGGATGGGGAACTAAGATGGCAACGAAAAAAGGCGTGTCATTGAGCGTAGGCCGGGGCGAGAAGCTGCCGGTCAGCAAGGGTGCAGGGCTAACAGCCAAGGGGCGAGCGAAGTACAACGCAGCAACCGGCTCGAACTTAAAGGCACCGGCACCGAACCCGCAAACAAAGGCGGATGAAGGGCGTAAAAAATCGTTTTGCGCTCGGATGGGTGCCGTAGCAGCCAAGGCGAAAGACGGCGAACGCGCGAAAGCGTCACTTAAACGATGGAAGTGCTGACTATGGCGACGAAACCAGGGTTGTACGCAAACATTCACGCAAAACGCGAGCGCATCAAGGCCGGATCTGGCGAAAAGATGCGCAAACCCGGCTCGCCCGGCGCCCCGACCGCGAAAGATTTCAAGCAGTCTGCGAAAACGGCTAAAAAGGGGAAGTAAAATGCCGCTGATTAAGTCAAAATCGGAAAAAGCGTTCAAGCAAAACATCCGCGCCGAGGTTAAAAGCGGCAAACCCGTGAAACAGGCCGTGGCCATCGCGTACGCTACCAAGCGCGCAGCCGCCAAACCAGCGAAAAAGATGAAGTAAATGGACTTGTCGCCCGAAGAACAGGCCGTCATCGACTACCACAGGTCAAACCTGTACCAAGGTCGAGCGATGAAGAACCCAGACGGGTCAATGACCACGTTCAAGGGGTCTGTTATCGGCGCTGACGGCGGGCACATGATTTTGCCAACGTATTGGCATGGGCAAGTCAGAGATATTCCGCAGGCTATGCGTTTTGCCATAAAATCCGGCATCAAGTTTCCTATTTACCCAACCGTTGACGAAGCACTGGCTGCTGAACAGCGCCTGCACGGCATTATGGAGCAGGATTTGCGCGACTTTGCCGCGCGACCAAAACCGCAGACAAGATAAATGGACTATACCGGCATAAATAAGGCAGCAAAAGTCGCGGATGTGGGTGGAAACCCACCGCCGGACGACATCAAGAAAGACACGCAAGACGTCTTGGCGACCATGCGAAAGCGCCTGCAAATGGCGCTTTCAGCCATGTCGGAGACGCGGGAAGATGAGCTAGACGACCTGCGGTTCTATGCCGGTTCGCCCGACAACCATTGGCAGTGGCCAGCCGACGTGCTGGCGACCCGTGGCGCAGTGCAAGGCCAGACGATCAACGCCCGTCCTTGCCTGACCATCAACAAGCTGCCGCAACACGTGCGGCAGGTGACGAATGATCAAAGACAAAACCGTCCAAGCGGCAAAGTTATTCCTGCTGACGACAACGCCGACCCGGAAGTCGCCGAAATCTACAACGGCATGGTCAGGCACATCGAGTACATCTCGGACGCCGACGTCGCCTACGACACCGCCTGCGAAAACCAAGTTTCTTACGGCGAAGGTTACATCCGCATCCTAACGGAATACTGCGACGACGACACGTTTGACCAAGACATCAAGATTGCGCGTGTGCGCAACTCGTTTTCGGTCTACATGGATCCCACCATCCAAGACCCGTGCGGCGCGGATGCCAAGTGGTGCTTCATCACCGAAGACCTGCAGCGTTCCGAATTCGAGCGCCTGTTTCCAGACGCCAGCCCGCTGACAACCCTGCAAGCGCAGGGCATTGGTGACCAGTCGATCTCGGTCTGGATCAACCAGGACACGGTGCGGATCGCTGAGTATTACTACGTCGAGTACGACAACGCAACGCTGAACCTGTACCCCGGCAACATGACGGCGTTCGAAGGTTCGCCCGAGGCCAAGCAGATGAAGCAGATGGGCATCAAGCCTATCCGCACCCGTCAGGTACACGCCAAGCGGGTCAAGTGGTGCAAGACCAACGGCTACGAGATGCTGGAAGAGCGTGACTGGGTCGGCAAGTGGATCCCGGTCGTGCGCGTAGTTGGCAACGAGTTCGAGGTCGACGGTAAGATTTACGTCTCTGGTTTGGTGCGTAACGCTAAAGATGCGCAGCGCATGTACAACTACTGGACGAGCCAAGAAGCTGAAATGTTGGCCTTGGCACCGAAAGCGCCGTTTATCGGCTACGGTGGCCAGTTTGAAGGCTACGAAATGCAGTGGAAGACGGCCAACACGCAGAACTGGCCGTATCTGGAGGTCAACCCGGACGTAACAGACGGCTCGGGCGCCGTGCTGCCGTTGCCCCAACGGGCAGCTCCACCGCTGCCACAGACCGGTCTAATTCAGGCCAAGATGGGTGCGTCGGATGACATCAAGTCGACCACAGGGCAGTACGACACCAGTCTGGGAGCGACATCGAATGAGCGATCGGGCAAGGCAATTATGGCGCGTGAGCGTCAGTCTGATACTGGCACTTATCATTACGTGGACAATCTGGCGCGGGCTATTCGGCACGTTACCCGTCAAATTGTTGACATAATCCCAAAAATCTACGACACCCAGCGGGTTGCTCGCATCATTGGCGTGGACGGCGACACCGACATGGTCAAGCTCGATCCTACCCAACAAGAGCCGGTCAAGAAGATCGTCAACCAGCAGGGCATTGAGATTGACAAGATTTACAACCCGAGCGTCGGTAAGTACGACGTCGTGGTGACCACTGGCCCGTCCTACATGACCAAGCGTCAGGAGGCACTGGACGCGATGGGCATGATCTTGCAAAGCAACCCGCAGCTCTGGCAAGTCGCAGGCGACCTGTTCATCAAGAACATGGATTGGCCAGGCGCGCAGGAGATGGCCGAGCGGTTTGCTCGCGTCATCGATCCGAAAGTGCTGGGCGACGGTTCGGACGACTCGCCCGAGATGCAGATGGCCAAGCAGCAGATGCAAGCAATGGGGCAGGAAATGGATCAGCTCCAACAGATGCTGCAAAACGTCGGCAAGTCGATCGAGGTGCAGGACTTGGAGCGCAAGAACTTCGAAGCCGAGATCAAGGCGTACCAAGCCGAGACGCAGCGTCTATCC